CGTAAATGTGCTATTTCAAATACTTCGTATGGTGAACTTTGTACTGTTGGATTTTTAAATGTAATATTATATTCTCCAGTTTCTTCATTATATTCTTCAAAACGTTCAATTTCGTAGCTTGAAAATGGACGTGCATTTAAGATACCAACATTTTCTGCAATATCTAATTTTAAGAAAAAATCTCCATATTTGCTCATGTTACGAATCCAAGTCCATAAATTGAAATCAATGTTTAATACATCATAAAATAAATTATAAAGTATTTTTTGTATTTGAGTTTTGCTAGTTTTAATTGTTAAAATATCTCCAAATTGATCAGCTAATGTTGATTCGTCTGAATATATATCTAATGCTGAACTAATAATTGGGTCTTTGTCCATCATTTCGTAATCAGTATATAATTGAATACGATTTTGATTTAAATTGTAGTTTGTATCATATCCTCCATTTGCTCCTCCGGAGTATTTGTTTGAATTGTACATTCTAGCATATCGATCAGTAACTTTTGTTTGATTTATATTACCAACACCTTGCAATCGGTTTGTATCTACTACACGTAATCGATCTTTTCCATATGACCGTACTATTACGTTTGTACTAAATAGATTTTGTAAGCGTTTTCTTAAAGATGGCATAATTAATATATTTTAATTATAAATATAACTTGTTTTAGAACAATGCAAATTTTAACGGATAAGCCACGTTAAATCTTCATTATTGAAGCCATTGTTCCATGACCAACCGTCGGGCTGTCCTGCAGGTTTTCCGGTATATATAACCGGGTCTGTTTTTTGAAATTGTGATAATGATCTTTTTGTTAATTCAATTCCTTGTTGTCGTAACTTGAGTGATGTATCTCGTAACCAAAGTCCAATACAGAATGCCATAACTAGGTCATCATTGTATCCAGATTGTGATTGAGCTTTTCCGTTCAACCAAATAAATACAAATAATTCTTGAATTAATCGTTTACTTCTAATTACTGGAGTTCGTTCACGCATATACATTTCGAGTGCTGATATCATTAATGGCCTAGTGCGAGTTGTAGTTGATACTCCAGGAACCATTTGGCTCTTATCTTTCATATCATACCCTTTTTTCAATTGCACATCAGTATCAACATATCCATCATCTTTATATGTATAAAATATATTTTCATAGTTTCTGTCTAGTGCCGGCTGTATTGCGGCCCAACCAATATTTGCATTTTCAATTGCTAGCAACGCCATATTCCATTCAGTTGCAACTGTTACAAGCATATTACCAAAATCTTTTGGAGGTAGTTTGCCTTTATACTCAGCAACTTGTCTAGTGTCTTGAATATCTATTACATGAAATGTTGACCAGTCACCTCCGTCGCCTCTAGCAACGTCTGCAACAACTAAATAATCTTTTGCATAGTCCGGATATTCCCATATCCAATATGCATTATCAAATCCTCGCTTTTCAATTGGTTCACTACATTTTAAATCATATTCTAATAGTATTGAACCATCAATTACAGTGTGACCTGAACTAATAAAATCGCAATCACATTCTTGTGCAGCACCACGTTCGCCTAATAGTTGTGTTTGTTGATCACGCCAATCTTGGTTACGTTCTGGATGTAATTGCCAGTTTAATTTAATTGTATGGAATCCATTTATTTCTGCTTCTGCATCTGCCCATGTTTGATGAAACCAATTACCTACTCCGTTTGGCGTAGACAAAACTATAGCTCCTCCACCTGTTGATAATGTTGCTTGCGATGCTATCCAAATTTCTTCAATGTTACGAATAAATGCTGCTTCATCTATAATAAGCAATGATAATGCTTCTGAACGTGCTCCAGTTGTTGCAGATGATACTGCTTTAATTTGTGAGCCGTTTTTAAATTTAAGTGAAAGTTTATTGTCAGCCTCAATTGTACCTTTTAGCCAACTAGGCAAATTGTCGTGCATTACTCGCACTTTAGTTACCAAGTTTTTTGCTACTTCTTGAGTTGTTGCAATAACTAGTACATTAAAATCATCTGCAAATAGCATGCTCCATAATGCAAATCCTGCTGATAGTGTTGATATTCCTAACTGTCTAGATTTGAGTATAACGCTGTATCGATTATCTCGTAATTCAGTTAACGACTGCTCCTGGAATGGAAACAAATTAAATTTAATTTTACCTTGTTTGGGATGTTGAATGTAACAATATTGCCGCATAAAAAATACAGGATCTTTAGCACACATTAAATATTGTTGCTGTATTATCTGCTTTATGTTGGTAGACATCTTGTTTATTTTATAAGTTGATTGACAAGTATCCCAACGCCAAACGCTGAAACAAATCCTGCTCCGAACCACAATGTATTTTTATTGTACCATTTTGGTTGCAATGATTTTTCTCGTTCCACATACAAATCGATGTTGTCTTGTAACAATTTAATTTGTGTATCCTTATAAGATATTTGTGTTGTATTTAGTTTAATCAAAGTATCTTGTTGCGTTACTAGTATTTTATATTCAGCAATAATGCTAGTATTTTTTTCATCAGCAAGCAATAATGAATCTATCATATTAGAGATTTCAATCAATTCTTGTTGAGTAAAACAGGTATC